AATATGTGAAAACAATTGTAAAAATTAATAATGAATTAAATATGTTATTTTTACAAAGCGTTAGGGAAGGTAATGAATTTGAAAAACATATTGATGTAAGTGAGTATTTTAATGTAGGAGTTTGTTTAAATGACGATTATGAAGGAGGTGAATTATATGTTGAAAATTCTGATTATATAATAGAAAAAAAACAAGGTCTTATTTATTTCTTTGAAGGTCATAAACCACATGGTATTAATAAAGTTATATCTGGTCAAAGATATACATTAGTTGGATTTTTTAAAAAAGGAGATTTGAATTTTAATAAATTAATATGAAATACTTAACTAATAAAATATTAAAACATAGAAATGATTTAGATGATTGGGGATATTTATGTAATAAAACACATTATTTTATACCAACAGATACTGATAATCTATGGTTAGAAAACCTGAATAAAAATAAAAATAATCATAGTATACAATATTATAGAAATAATCCAATTGAATATAAATTAAATAATATGGGGTTTCGAACTCCAGATAATTTTAATAGTGAAGATGAAGGTAATGTTTATTTAGGATGTTCACATACATTTGGTATAGGTCATCATTTAGAAAATATTTGGAGTTATAAATTAAATAATGTGATCGGAGGTAAATTTTGGAATTTAGGAATTGGTGGTACTGGAGTAGGTACTCATTTTAGATTATTATTCGGATTTTTTAAAGAACTAAAAATAAAAAATATATTTCACTATGCACCTATGTACCCAAGATATGAATTTATTGAAAATAGTCGACCTCAGAACTATATCGTTGCTAACTATAACGAAGGTTGGTTATCAAAATTTGGAAGTTTAATGTCGGATTCATTATTAACAAATGAACAATGTGAAATAAATTGGATAAGTTATACGTCAGCGATTAGAGGGTTATCGAGCGAATTGGGTATAAATTATTATCTAATAGAGGGAAGCAATGGTTGGCATGGAAAAGATGATAATTCTCTACAAGCCAGAGATTTATTACATCACACCACATTATTTCATCATAAAATATATCAAGATTTTTTAAAATTATATAATGAAGAATTATATAACCAATATAGGGATAAACAAGAACCTATAATGGATATAAAAACATATATGAAAAAACAAAAAAATAGTATTTTATAACTTTTTATTTACATTTTTTTTCATTATATTTTACCTAATGAAAATATTAGCACACGTTCCGTTTATTGGTAAAACAGGATATTCAAATCATTGCAAAGATTTCTTTTGCGCACTCAATAAATACCATACAGTTAAAGTAAGGAATTTAACCATTGGTGATAGTTGGAAAGGTATGAATAATACTCCACACGATGGTGAACCCTACATTACAGATGAAATGAAGGATATGTTAATCCTTCAAACTTTATATAATGCTGATCGTAGTAGAAATGACCATCCAATATATGGTTATGATGGTAGTTTTAAACCCGACGTTAATATAGTTCTTGCAGAGATGAACAATGTTTATTTCTATGACGATTACGTTGGTTATAATATCGCATATAACGTTTGGGAAACAGACATTTATCCTGATGATTTCTTGAAGAGATTATATTACTTTGATGAAGTATGGTTACCATCTCAATGGCAGGTTGATAATTTAATTAAACAAGGATATCCTGCTGAAAAAATATTTTTAGTTCCTGAAGGTGTTGACGTTGAAAGATTCAAACCGATTTTGGAAACACCTAAGAAAAAGAAATTTAGGTTTTTACATTTTGGTAGATGGGATTACAGAAAAGGTACCACAGAAATTCTTAAAACATTTGGTGAGACTTTCAAAGGAAGAAATGATGTTGAATTAATCGCATCAGTTGAAAATCCTTATCCATTTGATGGAATGAAAACAACTGAAGAAAGAGTAAAATTCCACGGTATCGATGATACAAACATAAAGTTTATCAAATATACAAGTGGTCCTGATTACATAAAGTATCTTCAAGAAGGAGATGTGTTTGTTACCTGTGCTCGTAGTGAAGGATGGAATCTACCATTAATTGAAGCGATGTCTTGTGGAACACCATCAATATATTCAAATTGGAGTGGTCAATTAGAATTTGCTGCAGGTAAAGGTATACCTGTTGAAATACAAGGTTTAATTCCTGCAAATAAAGAGCATAAAGATTTTACTGGCCATTATTGTGAGCCTGATTGGGATGACTTAAGTCAAAAAATGTTACACGTTTCCAATCATCATTTAGCTTATAAAGTTTTAGCGATGGCCGAAGCAAAAGAAATTCACGATAATTTCAATTGGGATAAAATAGCAAGAGGCGCTTGTGAAATATTAGAAAGAAAGAACAAACCTTTTGCGTTTGTTACCACTGGTAATATTGGTTATATGCCTGTGATTGAAAAATTAGTACAATCATTATTAGAATTTTCCAATCAAAAAATATTAGTTTATGGTATAGATTGTGATGTTCCGTTTGATTATCCAAATGTTTTAAAAAGAAGAATAGATACTGTAAAGTATTCTAAGTATGATAAATGGTATTGGAAACAGATGGCTTGTTTAGAATCAATTAACGAAGATTTTGATAACTTGATTTGGATCGACGGAGATGTGGTTGTTAATCATAACATAGATAAAGTGAGAGAATACTTCGATTCAATTGAAAATTATCCATTATCCGATATACACGTTCAAGATGAATTTTTTGGAATTAATGACTATGGTGTATCTCAACTCTTCAATGCCGAATTAGCTAATGAATGGAATATCAATAAAGTTAATCCATATATGCACATTTGTTTTTTTGCATATAATAAAAAATGTGGATGGTGGTTTGAAGAAATCATCAAACATTATGTTGATGTCATAACAAACAAAGGTGAAGAAGAATATCAAAGATTATATTGGTGGAATGATGAAGGTATTGACAATGCTATGAGATGGAAATATGGGTATAACAAACATTTACCACTATCAAATTTTGATACATCATCATTCGATGGTGACGAAGGATTTATGGATAGAACATTAGAAGAATTTTATAGATTTTGGAATGAAGAAGGACCACAAAATTTTAATAGAGTTTATGGTTATCAATATATCCCTAAAGACAAATCAAAAATTATTTATTTCCACGGAAACAAAAATGCTGAGATATCTGATAAAATGGTGGAGTTTCTTAAAATGAAAAGAGATAAATCATTCTACCAATCAGAACAATTTTATACAAGTGTTTATAAATTAGAAAACCTTGGTGATATAAAAGGTGTACAAGGTGGAACACTTGAAATCGCTAGACAATATGGATGGGCACGTGCAATCTATCACGAAATTTATAACCTATTAGATTATTATAAACATCCAAATAGAGAAAGAGCAATCTTTCCAGGTGATGTTGTTGTTGACTTGGGTGGTAATATTGGAATTTTTAATAGATGGGCCTATAGTCAAGGCGCTAGTAAAGTTATTTCCTTTGAACCTGATAGAAGATATTTTAAACTACTATCATTGAATGCCGATCCACGTTCAGTATTATTTAATGCAGCTGCAGCACACGAAATAGGTGAACTTGAATTATATGAAAGCTCACATTTAGGCGGTTCCACTATTATGGGAACTGGTGGGGGTAGTTACACAGTAAGAACTTATACTCTTAATTATCTATTTGAAACAGGTTTAATTACTAAAATAGATTATTTAAAAGTTGATATCGAAGGAGCGGAACACGCAGCATTTACAGGTATAAGTGACGAAAACTTAATGAAGGTTAGAAACATTGGTATGGAATATCATAATGGTCATTTCAATAAGAATGACGATTTAAGAAATTCATTCGTTGAAAGATTAGTTAAATTAGGTTTCCAACCATACACATTATACTTAGGTAATGATAACGAATTACAAATGTTATATTTCAAAAGATGAGTAATTTAAACGAAATAGCAAAAAAATATGGAACTGATAAGAGTTCTGAAGTACATAATTATTGTGACAAATATGCAAAGTACATTAATGGATTCGAAAGATATAGTGAATTCAAATTTTTAGAGATTGGTGTATTAGATGGTGATTCATTAAAGACTTGGAAAGAATATTTTTATAGAGCACAAATAACAGGTATAGATATTAATCCCGATTGCGCTCAATATGCTCAAGATGGTATTAATGTTGAAATTGGTGACCAAACCGATCCTGAATTTTTAAAAAGAGTAGTTGAGAAGCACGGACCATTTGATTTGATAATAGATGATGGTTCACACATAAATGAACACGTAATTTTTTCATTCAAAGAGTTATTCCCAACCCTTAAAGAAAAAGGCACTTACATCGTTGAAGATTGTGGAACATCGTATTGGGATAATTACGGTGGTGGAAGATATAAACCTGGTTCAACTATTGAATATTTCAAAGGTCTTGCCGATGAAGTAAATTTTTTCGGTGAATATCAAGAGAACGAAGAGTTTGGAATTCATTGGAGAAGAGAGGATGGTTTAATTCCTCAATTTATAAGAAAAGGTTACGATTACATTGGAACTGGTATCGAATCCCTGAATTTTTTAAACGGTATAATCATAATAACTAAAAGATAAAAATGGCACATCCACAACAAAGAAGATTTTGCGAAAGCGTTAAAGCGAAATACCCACAGTATTTCAAAAATAAAAAAGTATTAGATATTGGTTCATTAGATGTCAATGGATGTAATAGAGATTTATTTGAAAATTGTAATTACATAGGAATTGACTTAGGTGAAGGAAAGAACGTTGATATCATTGCAGCAGGTAACACCTATGATGGCCCCGATAATTATTTTGATACTATTATATCAACTGAAGTATTTGAGCACGATATGTTTTATCCTCAAACGATTCAGAATGTAATGAGAATGTTAAAAC